CAAACAGAAAGTGGTCTTCTCTTGCACCACAACCCGGAACTTCTGTTTCAGCAGAATCTGTTGGTGGTAAGTTTGATGAAATGCACATTGCAATTCTAGACGTTGGTGGTACGGTATCTGGAGTTCCTGGTACTGTTCTAGAAACACTCGCTTTTGCTTCTAAAGCATCGGATGCTAAGAGTGCAGAAGGTAACGCCACTTATTATAAGACAGTAGTTTCTGATGGATCAGAATACGTCTATCCTGGTGATACAGACCCAATCGGTACTAACCATTTAACACTTGCGGGTACTACTGCAGGTACTAACGTTGATATTGGTTCTGCACAAGGAAGTACATTCAAACTATTCAACTTCTCAACTGGTTCAGTTGGTACACTAACCCTTGAATCTGGTTCGGATTATACCTATACAGGTAATGGTGCTGAAGCAGTTAAGGCGGGTCTAGTTTCTGGATATGATTTAATTGAAGATCCTGAACTATTCGGTGACATCGACTTCCTAGTCCCTGGTCATATGAGTACAGTAATGATTGCAAGACTAATTGCAATTGCTGAGAAGAGAAGAGATTGTGTAGTAGTTGCTTCACCAGAAAGAGAAGATGTTATCAATTCAAGTTCATCTTCAGTTAAGACTGAAAATGTAATTGGATTCTTCAGAACTCTACCAAGTTCTTCTTACGCTATGTTTGACTCTGGTTACAAGTACATCTACGATAAGTACAATGATGTTTATCGTTATGTACCATGTGCTGCTGACGTTGCTGGTCTTTGTGTTTCCACAACCAATAACTCAGAAACTTGGTTCTCACCTGCTGGTTACAACCGAGGACAAGTACGTAATGCAACCAAACTTGCATACAGTCCAAAACAGGCAGAAAGAGATAGACTTTATACTGATAGGATTAATCCTATAGTTTCATTCCCCGGTCAAGGTATTGTATTGTTTGGTGATAAAACCGCTCTTGCATCTCCTTCCGCATTTGACAGAATTAACGTCCGTCGTCTATTCATTGAACTTGAGAAGAACATTGCGAACTTCTCTAAGTATCAATTATTTGAAATTAATGATGAACTCACAAGATCTGGATTCAGATCTGCTATCGAACCTTATCTAAGAGGTGTTCAAGGTAGAAGAGGTATCTATGATTTCCTAGTTGTTTGTGATACAACAAACAACACTGCAGATGTTATTGACAGAAATGAGTTAGTTGCTGAAATATTCATCAAACCAGCTCGTACAATTAACTACATCACTATCACGTTTGTCGCCACTAGAACTGGTGTTTCGTTCAACGAACTTACAAACTAATTCGTTCCCTTTCGCTAAACTACACTAGGAGATAAAGAAAAATGGCAAGAGGTATTTCAGAGTTTAAGACTAAACTCATTAATGGTGGCGCAAGGCCCAATCTGTTCTTGGTCCGCCTCAACTTCCCAACAACGCTCAATACAATCGCTGATATTGAATCAGTCGATTCTTCAAACGTTATCACAGAAAGAGCAGAATTCCTTGTGAAGACTGCTCAGTTACCTGCATCAACACTTGGAACAATCGATGTTCCTTTTAGAGGTAGAATGCTCAAGGTTGCTGGAGACAGAACCTTTGAACCATGGTCTGTTACCGTCGTAAATGATGGTCAGTTTGGTATTCGTAAAGCATTTGAAACTTGGTCAAGAGGTATTAACGCACTGACTGAAAACGTATCACAACTTGGTTATGGTGATGACAATCCTGGATATTGTGTTGACCTTGAGGTCTTCCAACTAGGTAGAGATCAACAGAAACCAAATAAGACTCCACAGTCGATGACTGCTCAGGGTCGTGATGGAATGAATGTCGTTCGCGGATACAAATTCTATGATGCATGGCCTTCTTCACTGTCTGCAATCGATCTCTCTTATGAGTCGAATGATCAGATTGAAGAATTCACAGTAGAATTCCAGTATAATTACTATGAAGTCTCTAAAGCAAGCCTCGATACTGGGGTTTGATAAATAATAGAGAAAGATTGGATTTTATACTATGACTCAGTTATTTGGGTTTTCAATAGAGGAGCGTAAAAAGAATGTAAAACTTCTTTCACCAGCTCCTCCAAATAATGATGAAGGCACCTCCACAGTTGCGGCTGGTGCCTACTTTGGTCAGTATGTAGATCTTGATGGCATTCCCAAAAATAATAATGATTTTGAGTTAATCAAAAAGTACAGAGAGATTGCACTCCATCCAGAGTGTGATAGTGCTATTGATGATATAATTAATGAATCTGTTGCTAGTGATTTAGACTTTGCTCCGGTAAATATTGAGCTGTCCAACTTAGAAGTTGGGGATAAAATTAAAAAACAGGTTAGAGAAGAATTTAGACTTATCATTAAGTTATTGGATTTTGATAAGAAGTGTCATGATATTTTTCGTCGTTGGTACATCGATGGTAGAATGCACTACCATAAAATGATTGACTTTGAAAAACCTCAAGAAGGGATCAAAGAACTAAGATATATTGATGCACTTAAAATTAGAAAAGTAAGAGAAGTTATAAAGAAAAAAGAAACCATCTCTACAGTAGAGAAGGGACCAAATGGAGAAAGATTTGATTATGGTGAAGTACTTGAATACTATATGTACTTTCCACATGGTTATAAAGCACAACAAGCAAAAGGATTGAAGATTGCTAATGATGCAATCTGTTCCGTTAATTCTGGTTTGATGGATCATAACAGAAATACTGTTCTATCATTTCTACACAAAGCAATTAAATCTGTCAATCAACTTCGGATGATTGAAGATAGTCTTGTTATCTATAGAATATCACGTGCTCCAGAACGCCGTATTTTCTATATTGATGTTGGTAACTTACCTAAGATGAAAGCGGAACAATACCTCAAAGAGGTTATGGCTCGTTATCGTAATAAGTTGGTATACGATTCAAATACTGGTGAAGTTCGTGATGATCGTAAGCATATGAGTATGCTTGAAGATTTCTGGTTACCTCGCCGTGAAGGTGGTAGAGGAACAGAAATTACCACTTTGCCTGGTGGTCAGAATCTTGGAGAATTAGAAGATGTTAAGTATTTCCAGAAGAAACTCTATAAATCTTTGAACATTCCTCTTTCGAGATTAGAACAAGAATCGTCTTTCACTATTGGAAGATCTAATGAAATCACCCGTGATGAACTTAAGTTTGCTAAGTTCGTTGGTCGTCTTCGCAAAAAATTCTCTGAACTATTTCATGATCTTTTAAAGACTCAATTAGTCCTTAAAGGTATTATGACTCTTGAAGATTGGGATGAACTGAAGGAAAATATTCAATACGATTTTATCTTCGATAATCATTTCACGGAATTAAAAGATAATGAACTTTTAACTGAGAGATTAAATTCAGTTGGAATGATAGAACCATATCTTGGTAAATATTTTTCTGCAGAATATGTCCGTAAGCAAGTTCTTCACTTTACAGATGAGGAAATTGAAGAGATGGATATTCAGATCGAGAAGGAAAAATCACTCGGAATTATTCAAGATCCAATGGCGATGATGGGTGATGAGATGGGTGGTCAACTTCCCCCATCGGAAGGTGGAGCTCAAGGTGGCGGCGGAGGTGACTTAGATAGTGCTTTTGCTGCTGCAGTTTCCTCATCTGACTACAACAAAGGAAATATTTGATAAATAAAAGAGTAGGTTGAATATACATTATGACTACTGTATCAAAAGAAATTGTTGACGCGATTCTAAGCAAAGATAATCTCAATGCAAACGAAAAAATTTATGATGCTCTTTACGGAAAAAGTTCTGAGCAATTACAGACTCGCAAAATAGAAATTGCGAAACACTTTTTTGATCCTGATAAACATCAGGATACCGAGGCGTCTGTTAATAATGAAGAACCTGAAGAACAAGAACCCGAGGAAACAACAGAACAATGAAACTTATCTCCGAAGAAATTGTAGACGTTCAGTTTATCACAGAAGAATCTAGCGGTAAGAAGAGTCACTTTATTGAGGGAGTATTCCTTCAATCAGACATTAGAAACCGCAACGGTAGGATGTATCCATTCGATACTCTAAACCGTGAAGTTTCTAAGTATAATGAAGGCTACATTCAAAGAGGTAGGGCCTTGGGTGAACTTGGCCATCCCGATGGTCCAACCATCAATTTGGATAGAGTATCACATAAAATCGTATCATTACGCGCTGAAGGAAAAAACTTCATCGGTAAAGCAAAACTTTTAGAAACCCCAATGGGTAAAATCGCTAAGAATTTGTTGGACGAGGGGGTGAAACTGGGCGTATCTTCTAGAGGACTTGGATCCATTGAAAGGAAGGGTGATGTTAGTATTGTTAAAGATGATTTTATGCTCTCCACTGCTGCAGATATTGTAGCAGATCCTTCCGCACCTGACGCTTTTGTTGAGGGCATTATGGAAGGCAAAGAGTGGGTTTGGGATAACGGAATCTGGCAACATTCAGATCTTGCAAGAGCCAAACACCACATCGAGTCTTCTTCTATGAATGACTTGACAGAAAGGAAGTTAAAAATGTTTGAAAGCTTCCTTCGTAACTTAAAAATTTCATAAATATTATTAGAAAATACCATTTTCTTCCGAGGAGAAACCATGTCCGAACAAAATATCGAATTAGAAGAATCTTCGGTAACTGCTAACGCAAGTGCCGGCGATCCTATGCCAAAGATTGACAACATTGTACCAGGTCAGACTGGTGGTGTTGAAGATCTTGGTGGCCCATTAACCAAACCTTCACCAGATACTGAAGAAAGCCCAGGTAAGAAAGTTTCTGCGAAAGCAAAGAAAGTTTCTAACGTGGTTAATAAGTCTGGTGGCGCACCAGAACCGATGCAAACTCTTCAAGGTTCCGCACCTGGTCAAACAGGTGTTAAAGAAGAGACTGAAGAAATAGAAGAAATTACAATCGATGTCACTCAAGACGTTGAGGCACTTCTACAAGGAGAAGAATTCTCCGACGAGTTTAAATTTAAAGCAGCAACCATCTTTGAAGCCGCTGTTAAAGCGAAGGTTGTTGAAGAAGTAGAAAGAATTCAAAAAACTTTTGAAGAAAAGCTTCAGCAAGAAGTTGTTGAGGTTAAGGAGTCGGTCGAAACTAGAGTTGAATCACATCTTGACTACGTTACAGAACAGTGGGTCAAGGAAAATCAACTTGCGGTTGACACTGGTCTCCGCAGTGAATTGAGTGAAGAGTTTATCCTTGGTCTCAAGGGACTCTTTGAACAACATTATGTCGATATCCCTGAAGATAAGTATGACGTTCTCGGAGAAATGTCCGAGAAACTAGATCAAATGGAAGAGAAACTCAACGAGCAAATCGAAACAAACGTTAGTCTTAACGCGACTCTCGGAACTTATATTAAAAATGGAACAATTGCAGAAATTTCCGAAGGTCTTGCTCAGACACAAAAAGAAAAGCTTGCCTCTCTCGCAGAAGGTGTTGAGTTCGTTAGTGAAGAATCTTATCGTGAAAAGATCGTAACGATCAAGGAAAACTATTTCCCCAGAACACAAGCTTCTTCGTCCGAAGATCTTGTAACAGAAGCTCAGGTAATCGCGGAAGAAGGTCCGATGGCTGCGTATGCTGCTGCACTTTCCAAATGGTCTAAATGAGTTTTTCCATAAATAATTCAGATTCCTAACATAACAACAAACAACTAGGAGAACATCCCAAATGTATAATTCAGAATCCCTTCAAGAGAAGTGGGCTCCCGTACTCGAGCACACTGGTCTTGATAATATTAAAGATAATCATAGACGTGCAGTTACCGCTATACTTCTAGAGAACCAAGAGCGCTTCATGCGTGAAGAGCGTGGTCTTATTACTGAGACTCCAACCAATGCCGCTGGTACTGGTGGTTTCTCTAGTTCGGGTGCTAACCCACCTGTTGCTGGTTTCGACCCCGTTCTAATCAGTCTTATTCGCCGTTCAATGCCTAAATTGATGGCATATGACATTTGCGGCGTCCAACCAATGTCTGGTCCTACTGGACTTATCTTCGCAATGCGCTCCCAGCGTGGTGCTGACCGCGATGGTAACGGTGCGACTCCAAACGTATTCACCAACGAAGCATTCTACAACGAGACTCCTTCTGGATTCTCTGCTGGTGAACACACCTATTCTGCTGCAACTGGTGAGGACGCAACCAATCCTTCAGTTCTTAACGCTTCGTCCCCTGGTGATTATACTGCTACCGGCGGTATGGACACAGCAACTCAGGAAGGTCTCGGATCGACAGGAAACCATGGTTTCCGCGAGATGTCATTCTCGATCGAGAAAGTTGCTGTTGAAGCAAAAGGTCGTGCTCTGAAAGCTGAGTACAGTTTAGAACTCGCTCAAGACCTCAAAGCGATTCATGGTCTTGACGCTGAAGCAGAACTTGCAAACATTCTTTCTGCTGAAGTTCTTGCTGAAATCAACCGTGAAGTAGTTCGTACTATCTACGTAACTGCTAAACCCGGTGCTCAGAACAACGTTGCTAACGCAGGTTCATTCGACCTCGACGTTGACTCCAACGGTCGTTGGATGGCAGAGAAGTTCAAAGGACTTATCTATCAGATTGAAAGAGATGCTAACGCGATCGGTCAATTGACTCGTCGTGGGAAGGGTAACTTCATCGTCTGTTCTGCAGACGTTGCAAGTGCTCTAGGTATGGCAGGCGTTCTTGACTACGCTCCTGCTCTTTCCAATGATCTAGCTGGCGTTGACGACACTGAGTCCACTTTAGTTGGTACTCTTAATGGTCGCATCAAGGTCTATGTTGACCCATATTCTGCTAATATTGCAGATGACCACTTCTACGTCATGGGTTATAAGGGAACTTCTGCTTATGATGCAGGTCTGTTCTATTGCCCATACGTTCCTCTCCAGATGGTTCGTGCCATTGGTCAGGACACATTCCAACCAAAAATTGGATTCAAGACTCGTTATGGCATGGTCCCGAATCCATTCTCCGGCGGAACAACTCAGTCGAGCAATGCTCTTACTGCAAACGCAAACGTCTACTACAGACGTACTCGCGTTCTCAACCTTATGTGATTCATTTTTCACATATTTCTGGAGGGTCCCAAAGGGGCCCTCTTTTTTTATAAATAGTTCCAAAACGTTATGGCATATTTTGCTGACAATCCAAACTGTCCGTCTAACTTCTTATCGGGAGTTGGATTTCAGTTTAGTCTAAAAAAATTGCCAGGTGTATCTTTTTACTGTCAATCTGCTAATGTGCCTTCACAGAATTTAGCTGTAGCAACTCAAGCAACTAGATTCAATACATTACCAGAACCAGGTGATGAAATAAATTATGATGACCTGACAATTAGATTCCTGGTAGATGAAGATTTAAAAAATTATCGATCTATTCATAATTGGATTAGATATCTAGGTCATCCAGAATCAGATGAAGACTGGACTACCTATGCTGATGGAGATTCATATCAAGAAAAAAATTATAGTGACGGAACTTTGTTCATATTAGATTCTAATTTTAATAGAAAATTTCAAATTCGTTTTAAAGATCTTTTTCCTGTATCTTTATCTGGTTTAAATTTTGATACTACGTATACAGATACAGAATATTTTGCTGTAGACGCTGCTTTCAAATTTACTATATTCGATATCGAATAGATAGTATTAAGAAAGTAATTACTATGTATGATCACACTTGACGATATTAAATCCCAATGGGCTGAAGACTCAAAAATTGAACAAGATCTATTAGACGAAGAATCAATTAAAATTCCACAACTACACAGCAAGTATCTAAACTACTTGTCTGATGTTAGGTTGTTGAAATTAAAAAAAGAATACGAATACAAATCTCTACGTAGAGATAAATTTGAGTATTACACAGGTAAATCAGAACCAAGTGTATACCAAGAAAAACCTTTCAACCTCAAAATACTAAAACAAGATCTAGGACTGTATATGGATTCCGATTCTGAATTACAGCTCCTACAAACTCGTATAAATTATTATGAAGAGATTATGTTTTTTCTTGAAAAAGTTCTCCATTGTTTAAACAACAGAGGGTTTCAAATCAAGAATAGTATTGATTGGCAAAAATTTATGCAGGGTAGTATTTAATGACTGATGTTACTATTCAGAAAAAGAATGAAGTATATTTAACTGTTGAATGTGAACCGCATATTAAATGTGAACTTTCAGAGTATTTTACATTTGAGGTTCCAAACGCAAAGTTTATGCCTCAATATAAAAAAAGACTGTGGGATGGAACCATAAAACTTTTTAGTCCTGGAGACGGTAAGATATACTGTGGTCTGTATAGTTACTTAACTGAATGGTTAAACTCAAGAGGATATAGTTACGAGGATAAAGATAATGAATATTATGGATTACCACAAGAATCAAATGATCTAGTATCCGAAAGTGGTGTTGTAGATTTTGTAAAGAGTTTACACATTCCATTTAAGGTAAGAGATTATCAATATTATGCAATTTATCAAGCATTAAAATATAACAGGAGATTGTTATTATCTCCTACTGCATCTGGTAAATCTTTGATGATTTATTCTATTACCAGATTCTTTACTAACAGGAGAGATAATGTATTAATTGTTGTACCAACTACATCTCTTGTAGAACAGATGTGTGGTGACTTTGATACTTATGGTTGGTCATCTAAAGACAATTGTCATAAAATATATGCCGGTAAAGACAAGAGCACATCTAAACAAGTAACGGTAACTACCTGGCAATCTATCTACAAGATGCCGAAAAGTTATTTTGAAAATTTTGATTGTGTGATTGGAGACGAAGCACATCTTTTTAAAGCAAAGTCTTTGACTAATATTATGACCAAGTTGCACAATTGCAAACATCGGATTGGATTTACAGGAACACTCGATGGTTCTAGTACAAATCAGTTAGTCCTTGAGGGATTGTTTGGACCAGTTAATAATGTTGTAAAAACTAAACAACTAATTGACAAGGGATATCTATCTGCTCTTAAAATTAATATTCTTCTATTACAACACCAAGAGTTGTTATTTGATTCTTATCAGGATGAGATGGATCACATCTGCACCCTAGAAAAAAGAAATAAATTTATAGAGAAGTTAGCATTAAACCAGTCAGGCAATACTCTTATCTTATTTGCATACGTAGAAAAACATGGACAAGTACTTTACGATATGATAAATAGCAGTGCAGCTGAACATCGTAAAGTCTTCTTTGTTCACGGAGGAGTTGATACCGAAGACAGGGAAAAGGTAAGGCAAATAACTGAAACTCAGAATGATGCCATAATCATTGCTTCTTACGGAACATTTTCCACAGGTATTAACATCAAAAGATTACACAATATTATATTTGCTAGTCCAAGTAAATCTAGGATTAGGAATTTGCAGTCAATTGGTAGAGCTCTACGTAAAGGTAATCAAAAAGAAATTGCAACCTTATATGATATTGCAGATGATTTTACAAAAGGAGAAAGAAGAAATTACACTTTAAATCATATGGTGGAAAGAGTAAAAACTTATTCTCAAGAAAGCTTTAATTATGAGATTATTCCAATCAATTTTAGGAGAAAAGGAGAATGATGTATTCAGAATTTATAGGGATGTTAAAACTAGTTAGTGGTGAAGAGATAATTGGTAGTGTATTGGTTTGTGAAAACGAGGATGGTTTTATTGTAGAAACTCCATTTAATATTGAGGAAACAATTATAGAAACGCCTGGAGGTGAAATGGTAAAGGTGGATCTAAGACCATGGATTAAATTTTCCAGTGAAGAGATTGTTTTTATTAAGAAGGATAAAACTATTACTGTATATGAGGCGGATGAAAGAATAGTAACAATATATAATCGAACACTTCGTAAATATCTACATCAAGAGGATAATACAAGTCAACTACCTTTAGATGAAGAGATGGGATTTAAAACAAAAGTAGATGATGCAAGAAGTAGTTTAGAGAAGATCTTTAAAGATAGCTAATCTGTCCCCTGAACCCTAGCAGAGTTATTATACACAGATTTGAGCCACTTGTCAAGTTTTTGGTAATGTGGTATAGTACTAATAATTACAAAAGCTAATAGCTTAGATATGTACCATGAAGAAAAAAGAACACTATGTAAATAATAAAGAATTTTTAGAGGCAATTACTGTCTATCGAAATAAAGTTATTAAATCAAAAGAACTCGGTGAACCAAGACCCAGAGTTCCAGAATACATTGGTGAATGTTTTTTAAAGATTGCAACTCATCTATCATATCGACCTAACTTTGTAAACTATATGTTCAAAGACGATATGATCTGTGACGGTATAGAAAATTGTCTTCAGTACATTCATAACTTTGATCCACAAAAATCTTCTAATCCATTTGCATATTTTACTCAAATAATTTACTTTGCTTTTTTACGCAGGATCCAGAGAGAAAAGAAACAGTTAGATATTAAAACCAGAATCTTAGAAAGATCGGGACACGATGAAGTATTTACTGCTGACAATTCTGTCTTGGGGTATGATTCTTCTACTATGAATAGTATTAAAGAGTCCCTTGAAATTAAAGTTAATCGATGACAATTGCTTTGATTACAGACCAGCATTTAGATGGTCGTAAAAGTTCCCAGATTTTTTGGGATTATTTTATTAAATTTTACGAGAATATATTCTTTCCATCATTGGAAAAGTACAAAGTAAAAACTATCATTGATCTAGGAGATACCTTCGATAATCGTAAGGGTATTGATCTTGGTGCTTGGTATCGTATTAAGAAAAACTATTACGATAGACTTGCTAGTATGGGTATTACTGTTCATATGATTGTGGGTAATCATACTGCATATTATAAAAATACTAATACAATCAATACTCCAGAATTACTTTTAGAACAGTATGACAATATTCATATCTATAGTGAAGTAGCGGATATTGTAGTTGATGGTTTAAAGATTACAATGCTTCCTTGGATTAATTCAGAGAACCAAGAATCATCCTTTGAACATTTAAAGAATACTGATTCAACTATAGTGATGGGTCACCTTGAGATATCTGGATTCCAGGCAATTCCCGGACATATCTTTGAAGGTGGTATTCAATCAAATGATTTTAGTAAATTTGATAAAGTATTGTCTGGACATTTCCATCACAAATCAGAACGTGGAAACATTAAGTATCTTGGAAACCCATATGAAATATTCTGGAATGATTATAAAGCAGAAAGAGGATTTCATTTACTAGATCCAAATACTAAAAAACTAGGATTCATTAAAAATCCTTATAGTATTTTTAAAAAGATTTACTATAATGATAGAACTAATGACTACAATAAATTTGATGCATCTGAATATAAAGATACATACATCAAAATATTTGTAGAAGAGAGAACAGATAATGTCAAGTTTGAACAGGTTTTAGAAAAACTGTATGATATTGGAGTTCATGATATTAAAGTTATCGAAACTGATAATCTAGATTTAGGTGACAGTAAAGAAACTTTTGAGGGTGAAGATACCATCACCACATTGAATAGATATATAGATGAAAACGAGAATATAACATTAAATAGGAATAGTATTAAAAATATTATTAGATCGATTTATATTGAAGCCTGCGAGGTGCAATAAATGTTCATCCTAACGATGTCTGAAATTAATTCAGAAGGTGCATATGCAGTAATAACAAAAGATGGAGATAAAGTTCTCCAATTGTTTGAAGAACATGATGATGCAGAAAGATACATCGGTCTTCTGGAAGCAGATGGATTTCCCTCCATTGAAGCTACTGAGATAGAAGGTGAAGAGATAGTTGCGGCTTGTGATAAATTCGGGTATAATTACGTAATAATAACACCAGATGACTTTGTAATCCCACCAAAATTTGATTCTCATGATTTTATTTAAGAGTATAACTTATAAAAACTTTCTCGCCACTGGAAACAATCCTATAACAATCTGTCTAGATTCTACAAACACGACGTTGATTGTAGGTCAGAATGGTGCTGGTAAAAGTACTATCATTGAAGCGATTGTATTTGCATTGTTTAATAAGTCTTTTCGTAAGGTAAATAAAAGTCAACTTATTAATAGTATTAATGAAAAAGATTGTGTAGTAGAAGTTATATTCTCCATCGGTACTACCGAGTGGTTAGTTCGTCGTGGAATGAAACCTGGTATCTTTGAAATTCATAAGAATGGAATTTTATTAGATCAGCAATCGTCTGCAGTAGATCAACAGAAATGGTTTGAACAATATGTATTGAAACTTAACTACAAATCATTCACTCAGATTGTTGTACTTGGGTCTTCTACATTTGTTCCTTTCATGCAGTTACCAGCTGCATCACGTAGAGAGATCATTGAAGATCTTCTAGACATTCGTATCTTCTCTACAATGAATGTTATTCTAAAGGACAAAGTAAAAACTTCTACTGAAGAACTTAAAAGTTATGAGACTGATATTGCTTTTCTGAAAGAAAAAGCAGATATGCAAAGTAACCATATCAAGTC